ACTATAAAGTATATATCTAGAGGAGTTCCTCAATATGGATTAATGGATGGATTTGTAATTTTAAGCATATAAAGAAATGGAGTATAAAATAAATGTAGGTGGTCAAGAAATAACTTTGTACCATGATAATATGGACTCATCGATTAACGTTGATGACCTAACAAAAATAGACGTAGGAAATATCTATGGAGACGCAGTTACTATTTCGGCAGCAGTTAATAGAATTGGATTAATAAAAGCAGAGGTTGAGGCTTTAGTTGGGGAGACTAAACTAGAGTACAAAATCTATGAAGGTCAATTCAAAGCTAAGTTGAGAAAGCAAGCAGCAAACAATGGAGGATTCTACACTATTAGAATAGGAAATGAGGACGTAAAGATTAAGGCTACAGAAAAGGCTTTAGAGACATCGTTCGAAACGGATGAAGGTTGGATTGAGAAAAAGAAAGCATTCATTACGGCAGAGAAGAACTTCAATTCATTAAGTAGCTTGTATTGGGCGTGTCAAGATAAGAGTAGAAAACTCAACACGTTAGTTAATGGAGTTACTCCTAGCGAGTTCGTTAGTGAAATGATTGAAGGTAAAATTAATGGTATTTTAATACAAAAGTAAAACAATAAATTAAAAGTGAGTGAGTTAGCAGAGAGTGAAACACAAGAGTAAGACTAACCACTTAGACTTGACAATTGGCAGATTGGAAATTGCATGTGCTGGCCACACAGAAGGGGTTCGATTCCCTAGTTGTCGACAATAATAAGCAGATTGAGACCCAAGGCATCTTGATTTGAAACTAATAAAAGACCTTTAACTAAATAAATATTTATAAAATTATGGGATTACAAGTAAGAGACGAGAGTACTGAACAAACAACTTACCTAGCAGTAGCAGGAGGTTATGTGTGGAACAAGAAAGAGGATGAGTCACATCCACAATTTGCGAAGCAAGAGTTTAAAAAGATTGATGGAACTACGGGTTCTAGACAAGGCGCAAGGTATGATTCTTTAACAGGAGTTATTGCAGGAGTAGAAATTAAAACTCATGACCAGTATGGAGAGTCTATTCAAACGAAAATTGTTAGTGGTGGGGATACGTTTACGTTATCTATCTCAACAAATAATCGTTATTCTCAAGACATGATGAAAGCATTATTAAAGTTAGATTTATCTATTCCAGTAATGTTAAGACCTTATGACTTTGTTAACAAACAAAACAAGAGAGTTCAAGGTATTTCGTTTATGCAAAATGGACAAAAGGTATTATTAAGAAATGACGATGCACCTTTCAATCCAGACATTTTTGCAAGTGGAGACAAAAAGAAGATTAAAAGATTCTTTGAAGATTTAACAGAGTGGTTTGTTGATGAGGTTACTTCTAAAGTAATTAATGGATACTTTGCAGGTGCAAGTGTTCCAACACCAACACCAACTCCAACTCCAACACCAACTCCAAAAGTTGAGGCGCCAGTGGTTGCTAAAGTTGAGGAAGCAGTAGAAGAGGAAGCTAATTTAGATAGTCAATTAGACGCTTTATTAGGATAGTAAGAAATTCAAAACAAAGCCCTATTTAATTATAGGGCTTTTAAACATTTAAGAAGTATGAAAAAAGTATTAGCAATTATTTTTAATGACGTGCACCTCAAGACGGGAAACGAGGATGAAGTGTACGAGTCTACAAAACACATGGTTAAGTATGCTATTGATAATGGTATAGAGAACCTAATCTTTGCTGGTGACTTATTCGATTCTAGAACTCAACAAAGGTTAAAGGTTTTACAAACGTTTGACAAGATGTTGGAATTGTTTAACACTAATGGATTGACTTTGTACCTATTCCCTGGGAACCACGATAAGACGCTTTATAATAGCGCAGATTCTTTTTTGGATGTGTACAAACATCACCCAAGTGTAAAGTTCAATAGAGAGCTTAAAAACATCGTTTTAGAGGGTGTCTCAATAGACTTACTTCCATTCTTTTCTACGGAGCTATTAGTTCCAATGATTGAGAATGCGAAAGGTGGAGACATATTGATTTCACATTTTGGGATGGATGGTTCAAATCATTTGGGTCATGTTAGTAAGAATACTTCAATAACTAAAAAGTTGTTGAGTAAGTGGAATAAGGTTTACTTAGGACACTATCATAACTATCATGAGATAAGTGAGGACATCGTACATCTACCATCATTTAGACAAGAGAGCTATGGTGAGGATAATGTGAAAGGATTTTCGTTACTATTTGAAGATGGAAGTTACGAGCTAGTTAAAGGAAAGTTTAGAGAATACTTAAAATTAACTATTGACTTAAATGAGTCTAACAATAAAGAAATAACCAATCTCATAACGTTACATAGTAATAGTGAGCAAAAGGTTAGGTTTGAGTTTAGAGGAACTCAAGAGCAATTCAAGGCGTTAGACAAGTCTCAATTCAAAGATACAGGAATAGATATAAAATCTAAATACAATGAAGTCTACGAGGTAGAAGTTGTAGAACCTAGTAAGATAATTGAGAAGTATAGCAAAGACCAAATTATGGAATCATTCAAAGAGTTTTGTGACGATAAGGGTTACGATTACAAAGAGGGGTCTATAATGGTTAAAGAATTTTTAAATAGATAGAATGGAGAAAAAAAACTTAAGAGCGATTACGAGCGCTTTAAATAAATTAGAAAAAAGATTTGGTGAATCGGTAGTTAGAAAAATGAGCGATGCTCCAACGGATGCTAACACGTTTTCATCAGGTAGACCAGAACTAGATGACGCTTTAGGTGGTGGATATGGAGTTGGTAAGATTGTTGAGATATTTGCAGAAAGTGGTTGTGGAAAGACAGGACTATGTTTAGAAGCAGCAGCAGAGGTTCAAAAAGGTGGTGGTATTGTAGCTATTATAGATGCAGAACACGCTTTAAATACAGAGTATTGTGAGCAAATAGGAATAGATGTTGACTCTTTATATATAAGTCAACCAACATTTGGAGAGCAAGCTATTGAGGCTATAAGAGCGCTAGTTGAGACGGGCGAGGTTGATTTAATCATTGTGGATTCGGTTGCAGCGTTAACACCAAAATCTACCTTAGAGGGTGAGAGTGGTCAAGCGCAAATGGCAGTTCAAGCTAGAATGATGTCTCAAGCTATGAAGTTGATAACGGGACCAGCAGCAGAGCATGGTTGTACAGTTATATTCATAAACCAATTGAGAGCAACTATGGCGATGTATGGACCAGCACAAACGACAACAGGAGGTAAGGCTTTAAAATTCTTTGCATCTCAAAGGTTAGAGATTAAGAATAGAGGTAAGCTAAAAGTTGGTGAGGAAGTTGTAGGATTTAAACAAGAGATTAACATAGTTAAGAACAAGATTGGTTCACCTTTCAAAAAGGTAGCGTATGAAATAGTGTACGGAAAAGGTATTGATAAAATCAATGGACTAATTGAAGGTTGTGTTACTCAAGGGATATTAGAGAGAAATGGTGCTTACTATAAATTTAATGGTGAGAACATTGCTCAAGGGATGAAAAAGTTAAGAGTTTTATTAGACGATAATGAGGAATTTGTGGAAGAACTACAAAGGCTTTATGACGAAAAAACGTCTTAGGATAAATAAAGAAAGTGCAGAAAATTAATTTTTTTTGCACTTTTTCTTTTTTATATGAATAATTTGTTTTATATTTGTAGTGTCAAACAATAACAACAATTTAAAAAAACAAATTATGTCAAACAAAACTTACTTAATACCAGCAGAATATTCTTACAGAAACTATCCAAGTGGAAGGTTTTGTGTTGCACCAGCTACTAAGGTTGTAGAGTCAGAAGTTATTGTTAAAACATATAGAGGTTTTGAGATTGCTTTTATCGAGAGAACTAAGGTTTCAAATGGAGAGGTTTATGATTATGTATTACAAACTATCAATGGAGATAAAGTTAATGTAGGAGCTAATAGAGCTAGAACTTATGTTGATTCAAAAATATCTCAAGTATTCAAAAGAATAAATGGAAACAAACAATCTTGTTTAGATGACGTTTTCTTTACAAAAGAGTCTTATGTTAATAAAATGAATAATGAAGATTTATTCGAAACAGCATGTAGACTTTTGATTAACATTAGATATAATGGAAAACAATCTAATTGGTGTTTTGAATACCTTTACAATAAAGGTATGAGTGTTCAAGAATTATCAGAATTTTTATAAAAACAAATTATGAAACTAAAAAAAATATTACTTGAGAACTTCCTAACTTATGAAGAGTTAGAGTATAGTTTCCAAGACAAAGCATTATTGGTACAAGGTGTGAACCTTACCGACAAGAACCAAAAATCAAATGGTTCGGGAAAGTCAGCAATTCAAACAGGGATAGAGTTTGCTTTAACAGCATCTAATTCTAGAGGAGTTAATGACAAAGAGTTAGTTACATATGGATTTGATAAGTCTAAAGTTAAATTAATCATAGAG